CTTGTAGTTGAGATGGGTATTGGCGGAGTGGGTGCGGTTTCTCATGGGGTGGGGTTTCAGAGGTTGAGGGTGCGGCGTCGGCGCAGTGGATGGCCAGTTCGGTGATCTCGTCGTAGATGGCCTCGAGCCGCTGGCGGCGGCTGCGATGCTCCTCGATGGCCGTGCCGATGGCTTCGGGGTTTTGCGGGTAGTAGTCGCGTCCGTTGGGGCCGCACTTGGCGAGGGCGTCGCCGGCGGTGCTGATGGCCTCCATTGCGTTGCGGTATTGCTCGAGCAGGTCTTTGGCACTGGTGCCGTTCAGGTGGATGGTCGGTTTGGTCATGGGGGCTAGCGGTCTTGTGCGGCGTCTGTGGCGTCCTCGGCTTGGCCGACGAGCGTGTCGGTGAGATCCGCCCCGCAGGCGAGGCAGTGGCCGTGGTCGTGCTCATCATGGTCGCATTCCTGCTGCTCGCGGTAGAGCCGCGCGGCCTCGGCGCCGGAGCACGTCGGGCAGTCAGGGGCGCCGCAGTCGCGCAGGCGGCAGCCGCGCATCGGTCGCGTCAAGTGCGTGCTCATTTTGACACCTCCATTGCGGCGGCGTCGCACCGCGCGAGTTCATCCGCGCCGATCCGGTCGGTAAGCTCGATGAGTATGGCGAGCGTGTTCAGTTCGTCCGTGTGCGCGGCGATGCGCGCGAGATTGTGGCGTGCCGGGATGCCGCGAAGATGCGGCTGCGCTGCGCGGAGCATGGCAAGCTCGCGACGCACCACGTCAGCGCGGGCGTAGTCTTGCTTGATGCGGGAGAGGGCGGTGAGGATGTTGCTCATGGGGTCGAATCTAGCGGGCTGCGAGGGCGCGCTTGGCGGAAGCAATCTGGCTTTCGATTTCCGCGATGTAGGCGATGCGCTTCGCAACCTGCGCGGATGCGGCAGGCAACTCGTTCGCGCGGGCGGCATCCATCGCGATCAGGTCGCGATGGCATTCTTCGCCAAGCAACGCCAGCTTTTGGGAGGATTTCCATTCGATGAGCTTTTTGATGTAGGCAAGTTTTGTTTTGTTCATGGGGTCGAAAATACACTGCATCGTCCCCGCGTCAACAGAATTTTATTTTTATTTTGTGGGAGGTGTTCACGGCCACGGATTCCAAAACTCCATCGCCTCCACCGCGCGCAGTAGCTCCGCAAACCCGGCGATGATTTCGTCGTGCGTCAGGCGGCGCGGCAGGTGCGGGAAAAAGTCGAGTTGGGTCATTTGGAGAGGGCTTGCTTGGCAAGGTAAATCAGGCGTGCGCAGTCCGTGGCGTCGCCGGGGTTGCACAGCTTGCCGTATTCCGCGATTCCTTCCAGCGCGGTGCTCAGGCGCGCAACGTCGGCGCGTGCCTCGTCCCGCTCGGCGGTCGTGAGGTGCAGCGCGAGCAGGCTGTCGTTGTTGCGCGCGATGTGCTCGTCCCGCTCGGCGAAGGCTTTTTCCAGCGCGTGCCGTAGCTCGGGGATTTCCTTTTCCATCGAGTGATTGCCGGTCGCGAGGCGTTCGTTTTCGGCGGTGATCAGCGCAACGTCGGCGCGGGCCTCGTCCCGCTCGGAAAACCAGCCATTCAGCTTTTCTTCCAACTCCGCGATACGCTTGACCTGCGCTGCGATTGTCTCGTCCGCAAATTCCGACGAGTAAGGGCGCTTGCCTTTAAGCGCGAGCAAAAGTTGCCTGTTGAGTTCATCCCGCTCGGCGCGGGCTGCGTCGCGCTCGCGCTCCAGCCGCTCGCAGAAGGCCACGATTTGGCAATCGTCGGGCACGTTGTCGGTGAACATCTCGTCTGTTTCGGGTGTGGGTTGGTCGGTCATTGTGGGATGTGTTTGGGTTATTTCTTTTTAACGTAGCAAAGCAGCGCGGTGTTGAACTCCAGAAAGAACTCGCGAAACGTGCCTTCTTCGCGATCCTTTTCGACGATGATTTTTGCCGGTATCATTCCAGCGGTTGACTTGCCTTCCTCTGCGGCGCGCTCCATTTCGATATTCCTCCACACGACAAGCACGTTGTCGGCGTTGTCGCGGATGTGCCCGCTTCCCTTGATGTCGTGTCCCTGTGGTGCGTCTGCGCCGGGAGATTTGCGAGGGTGCGCGATTAGGTGAACATGCACGCCTGTTGCGCGGCTGTATTCGGCGAGGTCGGTCACGAATTTGTTTTGCGCCGGGTAATCTTCCTCCAGTCCTTCCACGCGCATGAGTGAGTCAATGACGAGGTGCGCGATGCCGTAGCGCGCGTGCGCGTAGTTGATCATCTCGAAAAGCACGTCGCGCGAAATGCCGCCCGTCTTGTCGCAGAATAGAAGATGCTTCGCCATTGCTTGCGCCATTTTCTTTGCGTCCCCTTCGTTTGCTACTCTCGCACCGATGGCGATGATAATCCTGCGGAGCACTTTCGCTGGCGTCATTTCCAAGCTAATTATGAGCGACGGCCTTTTCGTCTGCATCGCAAGGTGAATCATCGCGTAGTTCACCACGCTGCTTTTGCCGTGGCCGCTTGTTCCAGTCCACACGGTAAGCTCGCCGGGGCGAAAGTGGAACGATAGCGCACAGTCCCGATGATGCACGGTCTGCGGGATCGTGTGCCCGAGCATTTCCTCCGTGCGAAAGAACTCCCGCGCGCACGCTTCTCCGAAATGCCCTGCGTCGAACAGGTGCGCGACGGTCGGGTATTCGGACGATTCAAGCCAGCGCCGCGCGTCGTATGCCGTGACGTGCTGTTTCAGCGCGTCGTTTGCGTCCTTGTGTGGGAATTTCACCACGCGCACGCGATGCTTTCCGAGCCGAGAGATAGCCGTTGCAAGTGCGGCCTCGGTCTTTCCGTCGTTGTCGAAGCTCAGATAGATTGTCTTGAACGGTTCCAAGTTGTCCCATTCAAAGTCGATCCACGTTTGCCCGCTTCCGTTCGGGATACTGAGTGCGGGGATTCCCCATTGCGCCCACGTCATCGCGTCAATCTGGCCTTCGCAGATCAGGATTTCGCGGGCCTTGTAATTCTCCGGCGTGAGTGACTGCCAGCCCCAAAGCGAGGGCGCTGCGTCCTTGTCCTGCCACACCTTCTTGCGGCCCTTGTCATCCAGCGCGAGTGCCCGATAGGAGCGATTGAGCAACACGCCGCTTGGCGAGTAGGACGGAAACACGATGGCTCGCCTTTCAGCGTCGCCTTGCACGCGGTAGCGATTCACGATTTCCGGCAGGAGCTTCCGCTCGTCCACCATCCAGTGCATCGCCCTTCCGTCCGCGCTGATTGCGGGCTTGTCGTCCTGCGGACGGGTGTAAGACTTGGCCGGCGCTTCTTCCACGATGCCGAGCCAGCCCTTTGCCTCGGTGATGGCTTGCGGGAGCGAGACGCCCTTGACCGCGCACCAAAGGTCGAGCGCGTCGCCTTTCTGTTCTTGCCCGTTCCAGTCGCACCAATTCCCGGCGTAGGTGCCGGACAGATGCACGGAAAGGCTTTTGCCGCTTTCGCCATTCACGCCGCCGACGTGCCACGCAGCGCCTTGCTGCCGTCCACCCGGCAAAAGGTAGGTGACGAGGCCAAGCATGTTGCCCGCGAGTCGGGCCGAGACTTCTGCCGCTGAGATTTTCGCTTTCATGCCTCGAAGATTTCCTCCAGTTCACCCGGCGCGCATGGCGGGCGGTTTGCTTCTTCCAGCATCCGGTGCAATTCCTCGGCCTGTTCCCGTGCGGCTTTGTCGCACGCTGCCTTGCGCCGCTCCTGTTCGGTGCGGTCGTCTGCCGTCATTTGGCGCGCCGGAGCGGATGCGGTTGAAATTGTTCGCGTGTCCGAAGATGCCCGGTTGAGCCAGTTCGTGAAAAAGCGGCGAGTGCATTGCCGTGAATTTGTTTTGCACCACACTTCCGCTTTTGACAGTTCTCGCTTCACGTCCAGATGCCGATAGGCCTCTGCCGTTTGAAGCTGTTCCATCCATTCCGAATCACTTGCTGACGGCCTCGGTTTCGAGGCTTTCCCTGTTCCCTGTTCCCTGTTCCCTGTTCCCTGTTCCAGCGGGGATGAGTCGGGGATA